CTACCCACTGTTAAATACAATTACAAAGACCCCTCATTGGATGGAAAAGGTAATTATTATGGTATGATTTCTGAGGAAATAAAAGATTATTTACCTGATTATGTGACTAGTGAAGAAAACAAATTTGCCCCCAATATTATGAAACAAGCTACTGCAACCTTGTTAGATTATAATACTATTGGTATAATTATTGAAAATGCCGAACGTGACTATCCCGATATTATAGATAAAAAAATACAAATAATTGCCGTAAAAAATGCTTGCCAAGGTACTGTATTGTCAATTTTAGGTAATACTATTACTGTTAAAACTGATTTTGCTCTACAATTAAGTGAAAAAACCATAGATGTTTTTGTGTACGGCACTTATGAAGATTGCCCTACTATTGCAAAGATGCATCTTTTTGATATGGCGTTATGCGCTTTACAAAATTGTCTTTCTCGAATTCAACAATTAGAAAATAAGGTATAAAATGTCTAAAAAAAATATAACACAAATTAATTCAAATTCAGAACTACTAAATCCAATAAAACCAATGAATGTAGATGCTGTTAATTATCTAGGTTGGTTTATATCCGATGTACAAAATGTAAGAAATTGGACAGGTCAATTATTTAATAATGATGTTGACTTAAATAACCCTAAAGTTTTCGAATTAAAAACAGCAGCTCAGAATGCATTATCTGAAATAGAAGATGATGTAGTTAAAATTAAAGCATTCTTAGCGGAATATGTTCCGCCTAATAAGTAATAGAACTTGAGTTTTCTACGTTTATGGCTTATATTATTAATAATATTTAAAATTGCGAGGCATACATGAATCCAAACGAAATAATCCAAAATTTACCTAAATACGTACAAGCACTTTATAGTGACGGCATATTATATTGGTCTGGTGATAAAACTATTGCTACCAATGAACGAAAGAATTTAGTGATTTCTGATATTAAGTTAATTAAAGCTAATATCGAAGCTTTAGAAAAAGCATTGGTATAATTATGGAAAATGATAGTTTACAAAATTATTCTTTAATGTGTGATTGCGCTGAATCAGCAGCTAGGTTAGGAATATTATTAGATTTCTTAAAACATTCGGGCAATCATTTTTATTCATTAAAAGCAAAACAAGAACCAGCTTCTTTGGAAGATATAGAATTACTTAAAAGTAAGTATCAAGAATTAGAAGGTTTTGTTAATAGTATGGTGAATATTACTGAATGAACTTTATTGAATATGAGAGTTTGATATTTGCAAATCTTGCCGATCAAAAAACAGTATTATTAAGTGTAGAAAAACCAACATTTTTAAATGCGGTGAATATTTGTAATACATCAGAAGCTAATATTAGAATTAATTTACAAATAGTAAGACTTTTAGAAAATCCTAAGCAGGAAAATTACTTAGTTAAAAATGTACTAATACAACCTAATGAAAGCCATAATTTAATGTCGTTAGGTAATTTAGAGGTTTTTTTAAAAGACGGAGATAATTTACTATGTTTCTCAAATGGTTACAGCCAGTTATTCGATTGTACTATTTGTTACATGGGGATGAATGAACAAATATGAAAAAGCAAACAATAGGTAAGCAAAAAGCTCTTAAAGATTTACAGGATTACTACGAGTACGCTAGCAATTCCTCGGTAAGGCAACAATGGTTAAATCAATATTTAATAAACCTTAGTTTTTATCGTGGCAATCAGTGGCTTGACCCTCATATATTAAAAGATATGCAGGAAATAGGTGCTACTCCATATACGTATAATAATATTGAACCTCTAGTAAATGCGTTTGTAAGTTTGCAGATACGTTCTAGTAAAAGAGTTGGATATGAAGCTAGTTCTGATAATGAAGAGCATATAAAATTAGCTGAGTATTTAAAGCACTTGGCTTATGAGATACAGACACAAAACGATCATGTATTTTTCTCTTCGCAGAAATTCACATCAAGTTTAATTGGTGGGGTTGGATGGTCTTATTTTAATTACGATAATAATAAATTTTCTTACAAATATATAGATCCAGTTGAAATTTTTTGGGACCCAGATGATAGAAGCGCAAAATTAGATGACTCTAATTTTGTTTGTAGAGCGCATTATGTACCTGCTGTTAAACTCAAAAATCAATATCCAGAGTTTGAAAAAGAATTTGAGGATATGGTAGAAGAAAATAGCACTAACCCATCTGATTACACTACGTTTTCTTCTATTGCAGAAACACCTATTTGGCAACGTAGCAGCGGTGTTGTTAGTAATACTATAGGTAATCCACAAGATGATGGAGCATGGTCACGTGGTCGTTCTATTAAAATAGTTGAAGTTTTTTATAAAAAATCAGCTAAGTTTTATGAAACAACTATTTTCTTTCCTGAAGAACCAGAGCCTGAAACTATTCCTAATGAGCAATTATTTACTACTTTTGATGAGGCTATAGCTAAAGATAAATCTATCAACGGTAAAATAGAAGAGAAAGATGGAACACAAATTTGGCATGGTGTGTTTTGTGATAATTTATTGATATCTAATAATCCTGTGGCAGAACAAGTGCCAAATCAACAATATTTACCTATTACTCCAGTAGTATTAAGGCGTGATTATCAAGGTGTACCTTATGGTGTAGTTGATAATTTAATTTCACCACAAAAGACACATAATTTTCTTTGGTCAACAACATTACATTATTTAGATGCTAAAACAATAATTGCTAGTGATGAGCAGGTTGATACAGACAAGTTACGCAATTTTCTAAAAGATGAAATGCGTAGTAAAAATGGCGTTGCATTTCTTAAAAACCCACGTGATATACAGGTACTTGATCATGAGAAAAACTTAAATCATCGTATGAATTTGATCCAGGCCAATTATAAGGAATTTGAAACACAAACAGGTTTATATGATGAGTTAAAAGGCGAGCAAACAAATGCAGTTTCAGGTGTAGCTATTGCGCAGCGTGCTACAAACTCTATGAATGCACAAAATTCCTTAGTACTTGCTTATGAAAATATGTTGATCTCAGAAGGCAAGATAATGCTTGATACTATCAAAGGATTAAAGAATTTTCAATATAGCTTTAAATTCTTTTCTAATGGAAAAACTACCACAGCGTCTCTGGACGACTCTATATCTTTACTTAATTTTGAAGTATTCCCAGATGTATCACCTAATTTTGCATCTAGTATAGAAGAAGAGAAGGCGAGATTTGCTGAATTAATGAATAGTCCAAACCCTGGCTTATTAATGAGTTCACCACTGTTCTTGCGTGAACTGGGTTTTAGAGAAAATATTGCATATGATTTATCCGAGGAATATTTACGCATCATGGGTATGATGCAACAAGAACAACAAGAGGCTGAATTAGCCGAACAAGAAAATAAGGTTATATAATGAGCGAAGTAGAAAAACAGGAAGAAAAAAATAGTCCTTTTGAAAGTCAGCTAAATTCAGTTTATGAGCAAATACTACATAAAGAAGATAAGGATATAAATACACCTTTAGATAAGGATATAAAGGTAACTACGGATGAAGACATAAAGAAAGAAGAGTCCGAAAGTGATGATATATCTAAAAAAGAAATAACTGATAAAGTTGATAAAACAAAGGGTAAAAAAATAGAGGAAGAGGAGGCGTTAGAAAATGCCCCAGAGAATATAAAATATACCGATCTTGAAAAGAAAGTAAATGAGGCAAAGAAATGGGGGCAACAAAAAAACCGCCAGCTCGTCAATACTAGACGTAAAATTTCTGAATTAGTTTCTAAGCTAAATGAAGACGGCATCATCCCAGAAGAAAATGTACAGACTATATTAAGTAGTTTTAATGATATTGATGATGATATTGAAGATTCTAAGGAACAAGAGAATGTTCAAAATCCTTTTGTAGCCGTAAAAGATAAAATGGATAATGAATTTAAAACATTTAAGCGTTATAACAAATCAACTGATGCTGATGAAAAATATGAGGCTTTTTATTCCTTTTTTCCAATTATGAGCGCAAAGGAACAAGAAGAAGCCTTTAATTATTTACACGACTCAGAGCCTGATGTTGCTTTAGATTATATTATGACAAATGGGGCAGAATTATATGAAACTATTTTTAAAGGCGCAAAAGAAAAGGGCGATATCTTAAAATATGTTAAATCGTTGCAAACAAAATTAGATAAGCTGGAAAAGAAGAGCAAGAGTTTAGAGGGCGAGCTTGACTCAACTACCAAAAAAGTGTATAATACAGGTACAGATTCTAAAGCTGAGTCTTTGGTTAATAAAACAAGTACAGCAAAAGATTTTTACTTGCAGCGTTACCAAAGCTAAAGCAGTTATCAATCTAATAATAGTCAAGACACTCAAAGTTCTCTTTGTCTTTCCCTTGATTTTAGTTAGAAGTGGTAGCGGACACTGCGAAGAATAATTAAGACACTCAGGTTTCCTGTCTCTCCCTTAAGCATTCTATCAATCTATCCCGTTTATATAAAGAATCAAAATTAATGTTTTTAATCATAATTTTGGTAAATAAATGGCTATATTTGATAGAAACGACCCCTTTCAGTCGTACGATTTTGAAAGAAACATAATACTTCCATACTTAAAAGAATACAGTAATGTTACAATGTTTGATCGCTTTACTGGCGGTCCTGATTCAGTAATTTTTGCTAAAGTGTCAAAAGCTGGACAAGGTGATGATATTGTTTATAACCAAAGGCAAAATTTTGACCCTACGGTTAAAGTAGGAAATGAGCGTCTTGTAGAAGCAGAAGATGAATTAACTTATGGCGTAGAAAGACTCAGAGTAGGGTTTTTTCGTTTTGGTACAAGAATTACTAATCGTCAATTACAAGAATTGCAAATCAATCATAAATTTGACCCAGATATTAGGTCTCAATTGCTATGGCAAGGTGAGTCTTTAAATTCTAAAAGAATTATGCGTCAGTTTGGTTTGGCATTTAGCGACAATAATAGAGGTAATCCTAATCAGCAGTATAATTATGCTGATCTAATTGGCAAGATGCTTGCTTGTGGTATTGACGCAGTACAAAACGGTGAAGCGGTTTCTAGGTCTAGATTAATGTTTGGTTTAGATAAAGGAACGAATGAGGCAACAGTAGGAGATACATTAACTGATGGTGTGTTGAATTCTGCTGTAGATGACACCCTAACTGCAAATCATATCTTTAAATTAGCATCTCTTGCTGGTAAAGGTTCTAGGACAGATGTTCTAAATAAGGAAACTCCTATACGTCCTTATACAGTAGGTAAAAATCGCATGGGTTTCCCTGATAAGAAATACTTATTCCTTACTTCTGATGACGCTTTCTATAAGTTGGCACAGGACGCTAATTGGAAAGCACAGCAAAGTAGAGGTACAATTGAGAACGAAGAGCAGCCAAGTATTTTATTTGGTAGCAATTACAAAGGTACTATACATGGCGTAATGGTAGTAACTGTTCCTGAGTTCTCTAATTATGTATTTGCTAATGCTGCTGGAACTTCATATGCATATTCTGCATTACTCGGAGCATCCGCTATGGGTCTTGGTATGGGACAAATACCATCATTTGCTCAAGAAACTTATGATTATGGTTTATATCATGGTTTAGCGCATATAGAAGTAAGTGATGCTAAAGTGCTTAAGTTCCCATCTAAAACAGATCTTACAAAGAAAGGCTTGAATTCATTACGTGTTGAAAACGGCATGATTCATTCTTTTGTAAGATTACATTAATTAAGGAGATAAAATATGAATAAGTATAAAGTAAATTTGCCAAACCCAGTACTTGCTACTAATGATGCCGTATTAGCTACTGGTATTACTGGTACTAGGTGGGTAGGAACTAATCCTAATGAAGATGGTGTTGCTGCTAACTTTGTAGCAGGAAATGGCTTAATATTCAGTGATTCTATTGACAATAATAAAACTGATACAGCTTTGTCAAAAGTTATTACATTAACGATACCAGCATTAACAGCTGGTCAAGATAATGTAATACAAGAGACTCTTAGTGCCTTAGAGTTTTCAAGTGAAATTACTATATTAGGGATTATTGGTTTAGGCGTGGTTGATATGGCAGCTGGTGCTACTTTAGTATCAAATCCGATAGTCCTTGCTGCATTAAATTATAGTATAGTTAGAAACTCTTTGATTATAAAAGTTCCAGCAGCAGAAATAGCTAACGTGGAAAATAAGAGTTTAAATATAATAATCTATTACAGGTAGGTTATTATAAATGCATGTTTCAGAGCTAATAGATTTAGTATCACAACTTAGTTTTGGAAGAGCAAGTCCAACGGTTAAGGAGCGTGAGTTATATTTGCGCTTTCTTAACCTAGCTAACCTTGAGATGTGGCAGGTGGCGGTTAATGCTAATCAGTTTTTAAAAGTAGTGGATATCTTTTTTGAGGATGGAGAATATACGGCTCCTCTTCCTGAAGGATACTATTTAAAAGGGCTATTTTCTGATAACCGCCCTTTATCTAAATGTAAATTTGATAATATATTTGATATACCTCAAGGGCAATTTAATATTATTAACAATACTATTAATATTAGTAAAAACCAAATCCAACTCACAAAAGAAGACCCTTCTGATAATGTAAATAAAAAGTATATTACTGCGTTAATGCTACAGAATGCAAAGACTTTAGTAGAGAACATTAATGATGCTAATACAGAAGCCAGTATACCAGTATATCCAGCACCTTATCATTTAGGTTTAGTACATGGTGCATTATTCTATTTATACGTTAGTAATAAAGGGTTTGTAGAGAAGATAAAATATCAAATGCTTAGTTGGGATGAGTCAAAGAAAAACTTAGCCAGTTACTATAGTTAAACGAGGTTATTATGTTTCAAGGACAAGTGCAAAATGTACAGTTTCCAGCTCCCTATAGAGGAATGGACTCTACCGTAGATAATAATCCGCAATACGCTAAATATTTACAGAATATGCTTATTAGTGATAATAATACATGTACTCTTCGTTACGGCACTAGATTAATTGCCACTTTTCCATTTGATGAAAATAGAATATTCAGAAGTCAAATCGCTACAATGTCTCATTTAGGAGCTGGTGGTGATTCTGAGAAAATAGTATACCAGAATTATTTAAGTAATTTGCCGTATTTAGCTATTAAAGATACAGAAAATGTTATTGTTGAAGAAATAGAAGGTGAGATTAATGTTAGTAAGATATCTATTAATACAACAACGCTAGATCAACAGCAAAAGGACTTTTTAGCTCAGAGAATACATAATGGTGTATATTTCTATATTAGACAGGAATCACGTTCTGATGGTGCTGACATCAATGATGTAGTTATAACAGAAAATCAAATTAGTTTTACTCTACCATTTCCCAGAAGTTTTTTTGATATACAATTAGAGCCATTACAGCAAATAGTTTATTTTGAGTTATGGTGGGAACGTGGAGCTTTATATAAACTAGAAAATAATAATTTTAATGTTAATCCGTTACGTGAAGATTTAGACCCTAATGTAATTATTTCACATATTAATTACCAAGGGAAGCTTTTAATAGCTAATGGTGTTGACCCTGTATTTATTTATGATGGCAATGTTCTACAAGCTTTAAAAGGTAATGCTTCAGTATTAATCAATGGAGCTATAACAAAAAATGCTAATGTACTTACATTTAATATACCTCAGTTTTTTCAAGTAGAAATGGAGAAATATATAACCATAGGCTCTTCTGTTACTGTGATTAACAGTCAGGAAGAAAAAGTAATTAATGTTACGAATATTGCTTTTGCTCTTCCAGCTGATAATAACGTGGCTGTAACTTTAACTTTAGCAGAAAATCCACCCGATGAAGTACGTACTATATTATATAAAAAAGATATTCCGCCATTTAATTTTCTAACAGTAGCTAATGACCGCCTATGGGCGCTTGCCGAGGGTAGAAGTTATAAAAATAAGTTTAGACCATCTGGTCTTGCTATGAAGGCTTATTATGCTAGTGATAGAAAGTCGGTGGATGGTTGGTTTAATCAAAAAACTAATGAAATAGAATTTATTGATTTATCTACAAATTCAGCAATGCCCGATAACCTCGAAACCATAATACCCTTTCAAGGTAAGGTGTTATTCTTAGGTAGAGAAACAACTCAAGTATGGCAAGGTGAAGACCCAACAGTAATAGATGATGGGCAAAATATAGCATTACCTGATTTTAAGTGGGAAATGACATTGCCAGTTGGGATAATACAAAAATCTTTGTTTGTTGAGATTCCTAATGATTTTGTATTCCTATCGAAATATGGGATAGTTTCTCTTAGTTCAATTAATCAATATAAACAATTATCAGTATCATATAATTTTTCTAATGGAATTAATCAGCACTTAAATGCACAACTTGAATTTATTGAGAATGATAAGGATTATAGAGATTTAAAAGCCTTTTTATATCCGTATGGTAGATTTTTAGGTTTTAAATTAAAATATAATTGTTTGATCTATCAGTTAAAACAAAATGGTGCATGGTCAATTTTTAGTGAAAATTTTGCTGATAGTAGAAGTATTTTTTATGACCCTGTTTCGCAAGATTTATTTTTAGGCATGGATGACGGAGTCTTACTTGCTTACGCCGATAAAACACAAACACAAACTTATGAGGAATATGCCAAAAGTGCCATGATATGGCGTATTCATTATAGTTGGATATATCCTAGTTCTACTTGGAATAATGAGTCTGTATTCATAGCATGCAGAACTCTTGCTATGATTGATATTAATTTACAAATCTATACAGATTACAACGATTCTGAAAACTTTTCTGAAATTATCAGAATAGAACAAGAAGCTGGATTATACGATAATGCAGAGTTCGGAATGGCTAATTACTCTTACCGTAATGGCGATTTTCCTTATGAAGTTCTTAGATTTACTGCTGATGCAATAATGATTACTCTGAGTGGTAAAGCATCCGAACAGTTTATTTTTGATAAATTATTCCTTGCAGGAGGTGTTGTTAATGGCAATTAAACCTTTTAAAAGAATAGAAAACTATTTTAGTGGTTTTAAAAAAATTAAAGCAGATAGTATAGATTTGCAATTTAATGTAATTAGTGATTATTTGAACAAAGATATAAAGCCATTGATTGATATCTTAATTGCAGGACGAGTAATTGGTAGTAATAACCCAGCTGATAACCGCAAATTCTTAAAAAATATAGGTGATGGCACTACCGCATGGGGTTATATCACTCTAGACTCATTCTGTACTAACTGCATATCTTTAGAGAAATTTATTAAGACTAATACTGGCTCTATTCTTAGTGGAAATAGCTTACAGGTATTAACAAATGTTATGCCTACAGAAAATGGTCAAATATTAACATCAAAGCTTGGTAATTTGCCTTTGTGGAAAAAACTAACAGCTGATAATATAGAAGATAGGGGAATTACTGGTGATGATGTTGCAGATAGAACTATAACTAATGAAAATCTACCAGCATATTTAATTGAAACATTAATTGCTAACAACTCTATTACAGGTGATAAATTTAAAAATGATAGTATTACCTCTATCAAAATAGATAATCAAACTTTGAAAGCAGATAAACTATCACCAGAGTTAGCTCTAGATTTTCCAAGTACAGTTTGGGAAAATATTATTCCAAATAGTTATTTAACAACAGCTGAGACTATTTTAAATTCAAGTTTAGTAGGAGGTGGTAGCGATAGAGATAGACTCATTCGTACTTTGCAAGATAAAACGCAGCCTAACGTGGCTAGTACAGCCTTTGCAAAAGTTGGTCAAAAAACAATAAGTACCAAGTTTGAAGCATCTAAATTCGCAGTTAGTCCATTTAATACGCCAAACGAGAATTATAATGGTTTTACCGCTAACAATTTATATGGAACAATAGTTTCCTCTACTAAACTAAAAGCAAATTCAATTCAAGCAGGGCGTATAGCTGTAAGAGCAGTTATAAACCAACAAAACCCTGAATATCAGTCTTTCTATTTTCGTAAAAATCTATGCGATCTATTAGCTGATAAGTCAATTGGTTTAGAACACTTAACTGCTGAGTTGCGTAACAAACTAAATCAAGTGAGGAATCAGTGATTAGTCCATTTAGTAGAGATACGGCTTTTTTCCAAAGTCTTAGAGATCGCAATATGACTATTGCTCATGGTGATCTAGATGATAGCTTCAATGAATTAGTAGAATATTTAAATAAAATCATTTCTGAAACTATTGATATTCTAGAGGGGAATAAGGCAGTTGGTATTGCGGGCAATAGCGATAGCTTTCTACGTAATGTGGGTGATGGCACTACTATTTTTGATATCGTAAGAAATTCAGATGTAGCAGATTCTATATTAACGCTAGATCGTTTTAATAAAATAACTCCCTTCTCAGTATTATCTAGTGATAATAACGAGAATTTAAAATCTACTCTTGCTACAGAACAAAATCAAAGTTTAGTAGGTGATGTTACTAACCTTCCAAAATGGCAAAAATTAGATTTTAATAACTTTGCTGATAAATCTATATCCAGTGCTAAAGTTGGCTTAGCTGCGCTTTCTGCAAATCATTTAGCCGAAGATATTTTAGGCAAGCCATTAAATGATAATTCCATTGAAACTCTCTATATACAAGACAATACTATTCCAGAAGAAAAGGTAGCTAACAACTCAATTACAAGCGATAAGATAAGTGCAGATTTAATGAATACCAGGGTAACTAGCCCAAATTTGAAGTTCAAAGAAAAATGCTTTAGTAATCGAACTATTAATAATAATTCCGTAGATTTTAATAAACTAGTAATCCATCAATCTGGGCAGTTTATAAATAGAATTAAGAATGGTATGATTGGTATATTAACACCAGCATGTATTCCAATTAATGCAATCAACTTACCCTCACCAACAGGATACATTGACGATCAAATGAGATTAAAACCATATACTCAATTAGATAGCTCCGTGATACCTAGCTGTGTTTTGGATAGAAGTTTAAACTTATCAGCTCTACAAAATATGCAGACTGATTTTCAAGGCGCACAAATAATAAAAAGAAAGAACTTATCTGATGAGTTTTTAGCTATTCTAAAAACAAAAGGGGGGCTAGTGTGATTAAAAAATTTATCCGCAATGAAAATTATTTTAAAAATAAATTAGAGAAAGAAAACAAGAAGATAGCAGCTGATGACTTTGATAGCCAGTTTAATAATATATCCGAATACTTAAATGATATTATAAAGCCAGCAATGGATAGTTTGGTCGATGTTGTTCTTAAAGGAGTAGAAGGAAATGCTGGAGCATTTTTACATAATATAGGTGATGGTACTACAGATTGGCAGCAAATAAATAGTGATCTAATTGACGATTATTCTATTTCATTTAAAAAAATAGCTCCTATAGCCACTGGTTCAGTATTAATAGCTGGAGCTGATGGTAATATCACCGAGGCAGAGCCAACTACAGATTATCAAGTACTACTATCACGTAATTTAGATACTCCTGAATGGCGTAAGATCAATACTAATGATATTGCTAATAAAACTCTTACTGGTCGTCAGTTTGGCGTACTTGCTATGGAGAATTTTACAGATAATCAATTTATTACAAATATTGTTCCCAATGTTATTAAAACAATTAATATCAAGGATTTAGCTATCACTAGTGACAAGATAGCTGATGCATCAATAACATTAAAAAAATTAGGTATTTTTACTAATTTACCAGTAGTAATAAATGGTTTAACTGATGCAAATATAGATGATGGGGCTATTAGTTCAAGCAAGTTAAAAGATTTCTCTATAGCAGTCATGACTAATTCACAAGAGAGAGGTTATATTTGGGGTAATGAATATGGCGTAACAACTGGTCATTATGGCTATAAATTTAAACAACTACTAAAATCAATTAATATTGCTGATAATTCTATTGGCGATAGTCAGTTAGTAACATATAGCAATTACATTCCGCCAGCAACTGGTGCAGATAGAACAAGAGCTGCTCAATCATATTTCAAAGATGTACCCCTCGCTTTTCAGTTCCAATCTAATCATATAGAGCTAGATTCCCTGGGTAAGGTTGGAAACGGAACTTGGTTTTATGAAGCAGACGTTCAAGCTGCGATTAATAGGATAATGGCTTTACCATGAATGTAAT